TTTGAGTACAAAAACCGTATTTGTACCGGATGCCACAATGCCGTAAAGAGGCTCATTATCGCCTACTGGTAACTCCATTTTGTCATCATTATCTAGCTTGTAGCCATTAGATGTAGTTACGTTGCTGGCGCCAATATAAAGGGCACCACCGCCTGAGTTATGTAGCCATACGGTTTGGTCAAAAGTGGAAGCTGCTACTAATAATGTAGCTGTCGTTCCTACGCTTACCTGTGCGCTAGTTGGCATTATTTAATCCTAACTTAGTAATTAAAGCCGTGACCTTTTCAGGGCTCAAGGATATCTCAAAGTGCATTTCATCTTTACGGTTTTTGTAATCCCCGCCCCAGGTTAGCCCGTACTTTTTAGCCAGGGCACGTATCATAGGTACCTTGCTGGCCTCAAACGTGCCTACCTTAGCTAGCGGGTGTTTTGTAGCGTTGAGGTCTATAGCTGTTCCACTACTGTGATTACTAATTTTGTCAGTAGTGCCTCGCACCATACGGTAGCAATAGCCCCAATCATCTAGGCCACCGCCCTCTAGCGGCTCTATTAGCTCGTTAAACTCTTTAGCAAAGTTAATTAGTAACGGCGCTACCTTTTCTGCGCATCGCAGTTTAAGGCTTGTGCCCTCTACCTTAAAAGGTTTAACGCCTATCTCAGCCTGCTCTTTAGATGCTGGCCAGCCGTTGTAGCTAGTCTCCATTGGTAACTATTGGTGTGGATTGTTCCGCTTCTGCATTTAGATAGCGTTGATAATCAGAGTTGGCTGGGTCATTAGGAATAGTGCAGGTTTTACCTTCTGCATCAGTCCGTTGGATATAGCCATTTTCTAATACTTCATAAACATAGTTTTCCATTTTATAACTCCGCACTTAAAGTAATTTGACCACCTGTTACATAAGAAAGTGCATTTACAGTTAAACCTGTAAATCCAGTCACTCTAATAAATTGGCTACCATATTGATTCAAGTTTCCTGAACCAGCCGTAGAACTTGTAGCACCAGTTACAGCAGTGACATTTATTGGGCTTTCACCAGTTGGTGTGGTTGTAGTTAATGCTGCCGTTGGTGTTGTTCTCATTGGCATTGATGCAATGCTTCCTTGAATTGTTGTCGCTGCATTAGCATAGCCAAATAGATTTCCAAGCACTTGAAAATAACGCTGGCAAGCGGCTAATTCATTTTGGATAGTTGCAGCATAGGTTCTAAAAGGTAATGCCACGCTGCCGACATCTATCTGCACACCTGTAATTTCGTAGTAATCGGCTGCACCTGCTGTTCCTACTGGAGTGAATAATACTGCTACATTTAACTCTGTGGCAGTTGCTCCTACTGTTCCAGTTGCCGTAAAGCGTTGCCAAGTTGTTGTCAAAGTTGCAGTAGTTGTAGCGACTGTTGCAGCTCCTGTGTATGCAGTAAAAGGATTTTGGTCTGTGCCTGTGCCACTTTGTAAAGTAACTGCTAATGCTGACGAAGCAGCAGAATAATTAGCACCTGCTCTAGCATAAAAACTAAGAGTTACTGGTTTTCCAGCAAAAGGTCGTGAATTAACTGTTTCAAAAGCGTTAAGTAAAGTTAAACCACCTGTTCCAGTTTGAGATGTGTTGCGCTTGTACCTAAGTGCATACTGGATAAAAGGCAAGTTAGTCGTATCGCCTGTCAATTCTTGTGAGACTGTGCAAGCCTGATTCGCATTTGTTTGCGTACACCATCGGTCCAGCGTATAAAATGGACCCGTACTTGCAGATAATGAGATAGATGTGCCACGCTGCGCTATTTGCATCGCTGAGTTTAAGACTGGATTGCTTGCGCTAGGTGTTGCGCTGTATCGCAAGCCTGTTGTGGCGGCACTATCTGCTACAAGAGTCTCGCCGTTGTTGCCTACTGCTAGGCGGGTAAAAGTGCCTGAGCCCGTGCCTGGTACTAAATCGCCTTTAGTAGTAATAGCGGTAGCCATTGAGTTAGTAACTGTTACGGTGCCTGAGGTGCCGCCGCCGCTAATACCTGTGCCAGCTGTGACCCCTGAGATGTCACCCTCAACACCTGATACCCACGCTGCACCGTCATAATACTCAGTAGAGTTTGTGTCTTTAAGGTAACAATATTGCCCCTCTTGCGGTGAGGTTATAGCTGCGTTACGAGCTGAGGCGCTGGCAAAAACCAAAATCCCCTGCATTAAATAGCCGTTAGTATCGGCAGCCGTTAGTACCTCGCCACTAACAAAGGTCTTAAAACCTAATCCTGCGGCCATAGTTGTATCTCCTTAGTAACTTAATACGCCGCTGTCAAGCAAGCCGTATATGGTTGAGTCTAATATAAAGCCGTCAATAATTGGCTCTAAAGTGGTAAGTGTTGTTTTCCAGCTGTTAGGCGTAATGCTGTGGGATATGCCAAACACCTGCAAAGTTTTGGTAAGCGTTGAGCCGCCAGGCTGGTTAGTAGTAATAGTTACTGGGTCAAAAAAGTCTAGGTCTAAAGCCGCTATGGTGCCTGCCGTGTAGTTATCTGTAAACAGGTCTAGGTTAATAGCATCGCAGCGGCTAGATGTCTCAGCTCGGCTGGCCACATAACTATTGGCATAATCCTTAGCTACGGTATCGGTTTGCATTAGCAGGTTTTGCTGGTTGTAGCTGTGTAAAAAGTATTTATCAACGCTGGCCTGGTTTGTTGTAGTTTGAGTTGTGCCACCTGTACGTGTGATATTGGCCTGGTTGTAAACTAAGGTATCGTCAAAGCGCCATATAGCATTAAAGTAGCTAATATCGCTGCCATTATCGTTAAAGACTACTGGCGTGCCGCCTGCACTACCTGCCGTTACGGCCCGGTCTTGAAATACAAAGTCTCCATTTTTGCCACAATACAAAGCGCCGTACTCGCTTATCTCTACGGTCTGCATAGCTGCAAGGGCCGTGCGGGCCGTGCCTGGGTCTGCCTGCATAGTAGTTAAGCCTGCATCTATGTCACGCTGAGTAGCAGGCCAGGCGATAGCATCTAAGATTTGGTTAATACGGGTGCCTGATAGGTTGCCAGCTGTAGCCCCAGCCACGGTACTTATCTGAGCGTTTTGGGCCAGCCTAAAGCCGTCTACAGCGGTAATTGTGGTATAAACCACATCTAAGGCATTTTTAGGCGTAGTAGTTGTATAACTGGTAATAAAACCTGCAAAAATAGGGTAATTGACATTGTCATAATTAGCGCTAATAGTAACTTTACGCATAGGAGATAGTAGGCCATACAGAGGGCTGTTTACATTTTGTGGGTTAAAATCGCCGTTTTGGTCAATAAGGCGCATAGACAAAGTACCAGTTTGGAATTGGTCAGCTTGGGCGTTACGGCCTCTATTAGTTGTAATGCTGTCTAAAAGGTTAGATACATCTACCACAAGCGTAGGCCCCGATAAAGTGTTTATATCTAATTGGCCTGTGTTTAAGAATAGGTCACCGCCAAAAATTGCCCCTGTACTAAAGTTAATAAAAGCCTCAACGGTAGGCACGGTCATTAGATATTACCTGCATAAGTCAGGCTATTACCGTAGCGGCTATTTTCCTGTACGGCATTTTGTACCACCTCTATAAGCCCGCTGGTTTTGTCCACAATAGTTACCTGAGCGCCCATACCTTGGTTACCGTAACGCTCACGATTTGCCTCCATTGTGGCCTGCGCGAACGCTGCAGCAATTTTAGTTAATATACTTTCATCTAAAGCCTTAGAGGCCTCTGCATTACGTATATCTAATTCATCAGCCATCGCATTATTTAAAGAAGTTATCGCATCTGCATATTCTAATATGGCGTCCATTGACTCTTTACCTGTCAATTTTTCTAATTTGGGTTGGCCCTCAAAAGGATTTCTAGATTTTGGAGCTGTGGCCGCGGGGACTCCTGCAGGTGTGCCGCCTATGCCGCCTAATAATTTCAACATCTCGTAAATCTTGCGTAGGGCCTCATCTAGATTAGCCTGGTTAATTAAATCTGTTGGCTTTAATCCAGCTAAAATTGAGCTAATACTTAGTAGCTGAAAGTTTTGGCTCTGTAAATTGCTTAGGATTTCTAAATCCTTATTAAGTTGTTTAGTAGCAGCTTCTATACGCTTTACATCCTTTGATGCTATGGCATCCTCTAGCTCATTTATAGACCTCATAGTATTTAAACGCTGTGTATCGTTAGCAATAGCTAGCACCTGAGCCGCAGTTGTTGCTTTACCTAGCGCCTGAGCTTGACCTATAAAAGCAGCATTGAGTTGTATTTTTTCCATATCAAAAACATCTGTAGCTTTACCTAAGGCTAGGTTAGCCGCAGCTGTTGCCTTGTCTAAAGCGGCTGTTTCTTT